ATGATTGCACTCGCCTCCGCCCCTTGGGGGGGTATCGGCAAAGAGCCATCCCTTCCGACCAACGACAAAAGGGCGGATGGCGTTTTCAACCTGGTTGTTGCTGATTTCAATCTCACCATGCTCAAGAAATGCGCAGAGGTGTGCCTTTTGATTTTGAGCATAAGTATCGCATGTTTAGGGGAAGTTGTCAGCACACGGGATTATTGAGCGGTTACTAAAAAAAGAGCCAATCACCTGCTTTTCAGCAAGCAACCGGCTCGAACGAATAGTAATATGGGGTTGTGCGAGGGTGTTCTTGACTCAAAATCTGAGTTGCGGCGGCTGGCGGCCCGGCTGCGCGTGTCCACAGTCGGATTTCTTGACTCATAATCTGAGTGGCGCTTGGATTGTCCACGGTCGGCTCCCTGTTAACTCAAATTTTGAGTTGCTCCAGATTGCTCCTCGCAAGGAACTCGTTCGCCGCGTCTACGCCGTCGTTGCTCTGAACACGGAGAATGTGCAGAAGCGCCTGATTGCGTTTTACGTCTTCATCAAGCTGGACGTTGGCGCGCTTAAACACAAGCCGACTAAGCCAGTCGGGGAGCTTGAAGTACAGGCACAGCAGCGTGAGATAGTCCGGGTTCGTGTAGCATCTCGGGTCGCTGAGGCTTCTGGCAAACGTGCTGTCATCCATGTTCAAGTACTCCGCCAGCATAGGGTTGTTGACCTTGTTTTGCTTTTTGAGAAGCTCGATAGCTCCCTTGAACGTCTTGGGGAAGCTCTGAATGTACATCGTTTTCGCTTCCAGCTCATCCATCTGCTCTTTATTGATAAGGTCACTCAGGTAGAACCGCGTCTGCTTCACATAGTCGGCGTCGTAATACATCCGTCCGAAAACATAACGTCCTACGTTCTGCTGGACGTAAACTCGGACGAAGCGGAGGCAGCACTCATCGACATGCGCGTTCGCCCAGTCCGTGAGCAGGAGCTTCTTTTCATAACCCTCGTATTCCTCGCTCTCCCGAACAAACCGCGCCTCATTCCTGACCACGTGCCCATCAACATAGAGATATCGCCCGCTCTCCATCACAGCGTGGAACTCATCATTGTTCTCGCAAAGCAGTTTGACCGTCCCTCGGTCGATTACATACGTATGCTGCTCTTCGCGCCACGCATCCAGGTCGAACGCAAACGGCTCGATTAACTGCCGCTCGACGTAATTGAGCGCGCCCTTCGCCTGTATATAGCCAAGCTGTATCATCCTTGCGCGGATTCGAAAATGCGGGAGCAGCAGTTCCGTGCCCATCTCTTTGCCGACGGCTTCATAACGCTCGCCGGCATGACGGCGTTCACCGACGTCATGATATAAACGCTTGATCATCTCCTGTGTATGCGTCACGGGAAGCATAAGGCCATACGCGCCGCGGTTGGCCTGTTTTTCCATAAAGTAGATCGCGTCGTCGGGCTCGTGGTCCTCGTCCACAATGAGCTCCTTCATCGCTACTTTTCGCGGATCGTTGCTTCCCATCTTCTGAAGGCGATAAAACATATAGTGCTCTTCATAGTGATAGCACTCATGGAAAACACCATATGCCGAGTGTTCCCATCTGGTCAGGTTCTCGTTGACGACAATCGTATTTCCCATAATATGTACGGGGCTCGAATCCTTGGCCTTGATATGGGTCTTCTTGCCACTCTCATCTTTCTCGATGCGATCTTCGCCAAAAACCAGATCGTCTTCCTCGAAAAACAGAATAGTGCTCACGCCCCGATGTTCATAGATGCGGCAATATTTTACCGTCAGTCCCATCTTCTCGGCCAATGCGATAGGATTTCGCTTTTGAGGATCGTCTATAGCTTCCGGCAGATACTTTCCCCAGATACCCTCTGAGACCGCGTCGACACGCCTGTTGTTATGATATGGAATCAGGTGCGAATCCAACGGATCATAGCCGTCAGCCTTCCTGTCAACTTCATTCGTCAGTTCCTCGATGCCGCACTCGAATTCGGAGTTAAACGAGCACCAGAGAACCAGATACCCGTTCCAGACCAGCGAGCCCTTTTCCGTTTTCAGCTTTAACTGTACCCGCACATCGGCATAAAAGTTTGTCCGGTCTATCCGCCAGAAGGAAACGCCCGGGAATGAAAGCACCTCTCTGTTTACAACCCTGTTCAGCACACGTGCGCCGACAATCTTCGAGAGCGTTCCGTTGCGCAGGAGTCGGTTAACGTAAGTGTACATGGAAAGCCGGTAATGGTCAAAGAGATACTTGTTCATCGTGGTCAGCACGGGAACGTGAATCTTCTTTTTCCCGTCCATTGGCTCGGCTTTATCGGGGATTACTCCATTTGAGCAGTCCTCCACATCGGGCTGGCCGAGCTGGGCGGCAAATAGATCAGACCGACCAACCGGCGCAAAGCCTCGCTCGGACTGTAGGGCATATGATTTATGCTCGCCGTGTCGCGCTATATCGTAATCGGGTCTGTAGCTCATCGGTTCCTTCCTCCGTTTATCCTGCCCGGCGTGTCATGAGCGGAAGCTGCCTTGACCGAACGTTGGTCAATCGTCCAGCTAATCGAAACGGCGGTCATTCCACAGACGAGGTTGGGGCGTCGTGTTCTGCGGGGTTGAGAATGACAAGATTGATTATACCACACGGATAGCAACCATGCAACACTAGCGGAGAATTCCACATAAATAAAACAGGCAGCAGAATCGCGCCAGCGCATGCACTGGATATATGTTGGTTTTCGTGGCGATGGGAGTTTTTGCGAACGTGTTTACATGTTTCTTTATGTGTGGTATACTGATTGGGATAAAGCATCGGTGGAGTACGGCGCCGGGGGAGGTTGAACATGGCAAAAGACACGAAGCGTTCCGCGGACGGCGGTGTGGTCTCCATATACGCGCTGCGAAAATCGGGACGTCCGACCACGGAGAATCCCGGCGAGTATGCCGCGCGCATTCGGGCGTATAGGCTCGCGGCCGGGTTAAGCCAACCGCAACTCGCGAGCATGGTCGGCGTGACGAGAAACTCCGTCACCAACTGGGAGAGCGGCGCTCGCCGTCCCGATATGGATATATTCAAGCGCATCTGCGTCGCGCTCAAGGTTTCGGCTGACGAGCTTCTTGGCATCGCGCAGTACGACCCGCGTCCTTCGGAGAAGGAGATGCGTTTTCTGGAGTGTTATCGCGGTCTTTCCACGCATGATCGCCTGTTGCTGGATGCGTTGATGAACAAGATGCACGAGGATCGTTACGAGGAGTTCCGTCGCACCTATAAGACGCGATTCTTTCATCGCGCGATCAACCCGCTTCGCGTCTGCGCCGGTACCGGCGTGGATCTGTCGGGCGGCGGCGCGATGAATCGCATACTGGTGCGCAACACGGACGAAACGTATGCCTGCGATGAGATACTGACCATCACCGGCGACAGTATGGAGCCAGACTATCACGACGGGGATCGCGTACTGGTAGAGCATACGGAGCGCATACAACCAGGCGAAGTCGGTATCTTTGTGATTGCGGGCGAAGGCGTGATCAAGGTATATCAGGAAGATGGCCTGTACCCGCTGAATCCTTCATACGAGGTCATCCACCCCACGGAGGATGACAACGCGCGCTGCGTCGGACGCGTCATCGGCGTGCTGACGCCGGATATGCTGCCCACCCGTGACGAGCAGATCATGATCGACGAACTCAACGCCGAGCGCAGAAAATGAGCCTCCATAACATTTGAGCGTTTCGCTGCCGTAGCACACCAGAGGTGTATTCAATACGTCCTTTATGTTCAGATGATGGTGATGCGCATTCAGTTATCCTTCCTGAGCGTCTTCAACATTGTTCTGTGTCCGAAGGCGCACGGGGCGTGAGGGGCTTTTTTGCTCACTATGCGGAGCATCCATACCGAACACCTTGTCTGGCGGGTTAATATTATGCTGACGGTTGTGGCCCTTACTATCGGCATGATATAATGATTAGGCAACCGGCGGTTACCGGGGCGCTCACTTACGCAAGAGGAAGCGACAAAGCATGGCATAATGATTAGGCGAGCCGAGACTTGACCGGGTTCATGGGCACGAAAGCGTAAGCGAACAATCATGATATAATGTTTGGGATTCCGAGGAGCGGAATCCGGGTCGGCGGTCGGCGTCCGTTACCCGCACGCCGACAAACGCACGATATAATAGGTCTGCGATTCCGAAAACGATGGGTTGAATCGCTACCAAAACCGGTTGTTGGCAGTTGGGTGTAGTTCACGGCAAACATCCTGCATTGTTTACACCTTGAGGAAGGGGGACTCACATGATGATAATGCCGATTTTCATTTTAATGATTGACAACGACGATGACAGAGCTTTTATGGAGAAGCTCTACATCGAGTAGCACTCCTGCAGCTTATCGCTGGCCTGCTGGAGCGCGCGCTCATACTGCCCGACTGCGTCCTGCTGAAGCTGAAAAGTACGCTGAAGGGTAGAAAGCTTCGAAGACAGACCCGCCGTGGTTGTCTCGAAATTCTCCACACCGGCGGAAGCCAGCCGGAACGCCGATTCCGCTTCCTGGATCTGCCTGTTGATGGATTTGATATTGCGTGTGAAATTATCGCTGTTCAACGACAGCGATACCACGAGATCGCGGAGTGTCTCGCTCATGCCGGCTCACCTCCCGTAGATAAAAGAGTGCGAAAACGTATTATGTATTGCGTTTTGCAATACACTATGGTATAATTCAATTGAAAGGGGTGATTGTATGGCTAAGAGTTCCAATGTAATGGCTCGCGTTGAGCCGGAAATTAAAGAGCAGGCCGAGAGCATCCTGTCGCAGCTCGGTCTCCCTGTTTCTGTGCTGATCAATTCTCTGTACAGACAGATCATCATGCGGGGCGGAGTACCGTTTTCCATGACGGTGCCTTCTCATGCCATTTCCCGCGATACCATGAGCGATGCGGACTTTAACGCGATGATGAGCGTCGGCCTGCAGCAGGCGAAGGCAAATGAATCCATTTCGCTGAATGACGCAATGAACGACCTGCTTCGAGGAATCTGATGCATGGAGTACGAAGTTAGAATTACGCTTCAGGCGCAGGCACATCTGCGTGAGATCAGAGATTATATCGCGCAGGAGCTACTGGCGCCCGAAGCCGCAAAAAGTACCGTTCAGCGATTGGGTACAGTGATGGCGGCTCTTTCCCAGATGCCGAAACGCGTTCCATTGGTGGAGGAAGAGCCCTGGCGTTCAGAAGGCGTTCGGGTCAGAGCTGTCAGGAACTTTCTCATATACTTCTGGGTAAATGAAGCAGAAAAGACAGTTCAGATCATCGCCGTCATTTACGCCAGGCGTGACCAGACAAGCGTACTTTCACAGCTTGATCTGCAATAATCACATCGCAGAAGGACTCAGGCTCGACCACACCTCGTCAATATAGCGTTGGCGAGGTTCTTTCTTTTTCTGCTCCTGCCTGGCATTCCATGCGCGCATCTTCAGAAATCCCGGCATATCCATGCGGTCAATCTCATCCATGCGCCAGCCGGATTCCAGAAGTGAGTTGTAGGTGGAATAGACAAATTCAGGCAGCGTCAGAACAGCGGAATCTCTTCCGCTTCCGCCGTTTTCGGCGGACTCGCCGGTTCCTTCGCCGCCTTCGTAGGGAACTCACTGAGAATTTCGGTGGCCTGGGTCTGCACGGCCATCAACGCCAGCGCAATGTCGTGCATCAGGCGATCCACGGGATAGCCGTCCAGCACATCGTCCGGGTCGAACTGATTCCCGAACAGCAGACAGAACCAGCGAATCATCACGTCCATTGCATCGGTGACGCTGATCTGCTGCTCCTGGGGAATTTCTTCACCCTTGACCGCAGCGTTGGACAGCGCCACGATTTTGGCATACATTTTCGCCGCGGGCTCCATCTCACGCAGTGCGCGTCCGGAGATGAAATCCACCGCGTATTTCTTATCCTTGAGAGTACAGGTAATCATGTCAGGAGCCTCCTATATAATATGAAGAGATCCCCGCACAGCGCTGTGCTGTGCGGAGAGATAAAAAAGACAGATCAGCCACCCGTCGCAAAGACCGGCTCGTATACGCTCTGCAGGAAAGTCGCACCTTTCGCCGCGGTAAAGCCGTTTTCGTCCTCGTCCGCAACCGCCTGATACTGATTGTCGTGCGTGCGGCGAATGGCCGTCCATTCGACTTCGCCGGTCTGGCGGGTGATGGACTTGCCTTCCTTCGTGGCATAATTCTCAGTCACAGGCTTGGCGCGCACCTTGTACAGCCAGATATAACGGAACTTGTGATTCGCCTTTTCGCTCTTGAAGCCCACCGCGAAATAGGGCGGTTTGTCGGTGGAAGATCGGATGAGCACGCCATTGGAGTCGATCTTGTTGGCGAAGATCATCTCCTGAATGATCAGCGGAAGATCAGCCATTTTTGTTTTAAACGACAGTTCGGGATCGGGATACAGAACATCAAATTCCGCATCGTCCGCGTATTGAACGTCCGGATCGGCGTTCTGGGGCGTGATGGACGCCTCGATTGCACCGGCGACCAGCTGAAGTTCACCGTAGGTCAGCGTCTCCTCGGTGTCCACCGTCAGCGGCGCAATGACCATATTTTTAAGGCCCACCGTAGAGCTTACAGCAGGCGAAGCAGCGGGATTGGGCATGGGATTGTCCTCCTCATTTTTATTTCGTCAGTTCATCCTTGAGAATGTTTTTCATGATCTGATACGCCTCGTCCTTTCGCACGTCAAAGGCAGGGCGCACAAAGGGATGCGCCGGAGCGGGCGCAGGGCCGCCATGGCCTTTCTCGACTGGATTGGCATAGTACGCGCCCTTTTCGGAATGCTTTACGCCGATGGTGATGTACTTGCCGCCGCTGCGGGCTTTTCGAACACTGTGCGTCCGAATGGAATCGTGCAGCGCGCCGGTGATAATTTGGGGATCAGACGAGGCGTTGTGGAGCATCTGCCCCTCAATGGGCTTTGCACCCTCCTGCAGCGCACGGTTCACGCCCGCGCCGAACTCCAGATTGGACGCCATGTTGGTCAGGTCGTCCTTCAGGTTATCAAAGCCCTGCAGTTCCATCGGCATTTACCGTACCTCCCCCAAAAACAGGCAGAGAAAAGCCGCATGATACGCGACGTATCCATGCGGCGAATTGATAAGGAAACTTGTTATTGCCCTGGGGATTGAGACGAAAGCGCTTCCTGTCCATTGAGCGCCGCCCGGTCTTCTGCGACAGCGCCCTGCATCGTTTTCAGCTGTGCAATGCGCTTTTCATCCACATAATGGGTGGCGTATCGGCGTTCAATTTCCGCGTCGCCGCTTCTGCTGAAGCGCAGCGGGATCACGGCTCCGCGCCCCTGACCTTTGTTTTTGACGCCCCAGCGCTTGTAATAGCAGAAGGAGGGCTTCAGGTTCTGCGCCTTTGCACAGGCATACATTTCGCGCAGCACGGCGGACAGCTTGCTGAGATTCATTGAGCAGACGCGCTCCAATGTATCCGCACGCCCAAATCTCCAGTCTTCATAATTTTTCTTCGACAGTGCGCCGACATCCATCAGCACGTCTACCGGAGCGGCATATCCGCGCATATGGCACTGGCGAAACATCGACTCGCGAACCCTGGCACGCAATTCTTCGTCGTTCACAGCACTGCTTCCTCTCATTTTCCTATAGCTGTACTATAACATTCGGCGGTAAAGGTATCAAGATTTTTTCTTCAACTGATCTCATTTTACAATGCCTCCTGCCAGTAGACCCAGGTCCACTGCACAGTATAGGTGCGCGTGGCCGGGTCGTAGGCAGGCTGATTGTAGCCCTTATCGCTCTCTTCCAGCATCCAGAAATCCGCGTCGTACATCGCCTGCCGGATGCGATTCGCCATATCGGTAGGGTCAATATCGCTCCAGAGGTTCAGATAGATGTAAGTGCGGTATCCCGCCGGACGGTCGTCCTGAAAGGCCGTTTCCGTAGTGGTGCTGGAATAGACCACATATTGCAGCGGAGGATTCTGATTTTCAGACGTGGCGCGCCATATGCCGGCGATGACGGGAATGCCGATGTCTTTGAGCGCTTCCTGTACCTGATGCATCAGCCGCTCACTCCCTTCGCAATGGATGCTTTCAGGCCGAGATACGTCCTTTTGAATGAATACTCGCCCAGCGTGGAGATGATCCACTTCTCATCCTGAAATCTCACCCACATGCCGGGCTTCACGTCCCTGCGATAGCGAATGGTGAAGTTGATGACCTGCTCGGTGTTCATTACGTCGGCGGCCCTGTAATGCTGGTTGCCCGCGTCGACGGCGGACGCCCACACGCGGCAGAGTACCACGTCCTTCGGCTCGGGATAGCCGTTTGCGTTGATCGCATTTTCGGTATAGCCGATCTCCACCAGATGGCACAAATCCCCAGGATGGGGCGTGCCTTCGAAGTTTTTATAGCCGCGCATGAGCCGTCACCTCCTTTGTTGAAGCACAACATATTCACACATTCCACAGGCTTATCCACAATATGCTGTATCTCGCCTCAAAACATTTTCTCCGGATCGCGATAGGGATACAGCAGGCTGTCAAACGCCATGCGCATGGCCTTGTAGGTGGTCATGTCAGGAATATCCCGGTTCTCATAGTAGAAACCCACCATGAGCAGAACCGCCAGCCGCACAGGCTCAGGCGCGGGATCGGAAAACTGCGTCCGGCAGTAATCCTCCGCCGCGGCCTGCGCCTGCGCGATCAGGCCGGTCAGGTAGTCGTCCTCTTCATCGCATTGAATGCGGAGATGCGTTTTCACCTCATCCACGGTAACGATCATTGACGCCGCCTCACTTGCCCGTGACCATCAGGCCGCAGCTGCGCAGCGCCGCCAGCAGGGCATTGAAGTCGTCCTTCAGCGCAGCAATGGTGGTCGCTTCGCTGTCGGCAATATAGGCAATCTGCGAAGTCGGTTCCGACTGACCAAACAGATCGTCGCCACCCTCAATGGTCGCGCCGGGCAGGAAGGTGAGCTTCCCGCCAATGACCAGCTCATTGCCTCCTTGCGCAAAATAGTTGTGGGTGTTGCGGGTAACGTCCGCAACAGGTTCAGCTTTCATCATGGCTTTCCACCTCCGTTTCTTACGCCTTCATGGCGAGGCACTTCAGGCCTTCGCTCTGCACCAGACGGCCGTCCACGCGCTGGGTCGCGCGGAAACCGATCTGACCCGTCGCGGCGTACAGCTCGTTGAGACGCTGAAAGGAGCGGCCCTGGCGATCCGCAATCCAATAGGACGAGAAATCACCGAACAGCACGGGCTTCGCGCCGCTGGCCACTTCGGGCATGTAGGCCGAAGTCACCAGACGATAGCTGAGCAGCTTATCCGGCTGACCTTCCTTCAGGCCTGGCTGCCAGAGATACTGACCGTTGCCGTCCTTCAGCCTGCGGAGGTTCTTGACCGTGCTGTCGTTCAGCAGAAAGACCGCCTTTTTGCGATAGCCGGACTTCACAGAATGGATCAGGTCAATGATCTCGTCCGCCGTGATCGCCGCGCCGGCCGTGGTCACGCCGGTGGCTGCGCCATTTACGCTGTGAAGCAGCCCCGTGGGCTTCGCCGTGCCGTTGCCGTTGATGAACGCGTCCTCCTCGGCCGCGCCGATGCGGCGGGCGAATTCGGAAGCGATGTAGCTCTCCACGTCGAACACGGAGTCCTGCAGCAGTTCGTCGGACACTTTGATCATGGTCGCCACCTTGTGCGCGCCGATGGAGATCTGGCCGAAAGCGTCGTCGGATTCGGGAATCTGACCTTCTTCCTCCACCCAGCTGGCGGTTCCGTGGCTGGCGACGATGGGAATTTTGCGGTCGCCAGACTCCGTGCGGATGATGGTGCACAGACTGCGCAGCTGGTTTTCCTCGGTCAGCGCCTGCACCAGCGTGTGCTCGTACTCATCCGGGCAAAGAAAACCGCCCTCCGAATCGGTTCCGATCTGAAGGGCGTTGCGCACCTGGAAATGCTCGCCGCGGTTGCGGATCATGTTCCAGAAGGCCAGCTTGTATTCATCCGACGCGCGGCCGGTTCGACCGCCGAGCCTCTTTTCGGGGCGGGAAGCCAGCGGCTGGCGAACGGGTTCATTCATCTCGCGATCCATCTGCTCCGCGCGCTCCATGCGGTCAATGGTATGGCCGAGATCGACTACTTCCCGTTCCATGCGCTCGTACTGCTGGGAATCCTCGGCGGTCATCACGCCGTTTTCATTGGTGCGCTCGTCCAGAAAAGCCCTGGCCTTGTCCCAGACCTCGGCGCGCTTCTGGCGCATTTCAAGAATCTTGCTCATGTTGTACCTCCAAAATTATCGGTCGTTGGGTTTGATCAGATCCAGCCGTCTGCGCAGCTGGTCTGCGGGAATGCCGGGGTTTTCACTGATTTCCGGCTGAAGCGCAACATTCGGCTGTTTTTCGATGTTTTTGTCCTCAGTTGCCGATCGAATTGCAGCAGATTTCAGCGCCGTCGCCGTCTCTCCCTGTTTGAGCGGGTTATGCCGATCCAGCCAGAGCCGTACCCTCGCTTCCGCGTCCTTCCGGCTGACAGTGTGTACTGCCACAGAATCCGCAGGACACGTCTGCGGGTCGGCTACGCCGTCAATAAATCCCTGTGCCAGCGCCGCGCCCGCGTCCATCCAGGTGGTGGCGGTCATCATCGCCGCCAGCGTGCCGCGGTCAATGGGGCTGCGCCGGGAATAGATGTTGAGGATGCTCTCCTTGCAGGCCTTCAGCAGCGCGATGGCTTCATTGAAGTCCCGTTCGTTGCCCCAGGCGACAGTGGACGGATCGTGGATCATGTACAGGCTGCCGGGCGTCATCTCCAGCGTGTCCGCCGCCGCGGAAAGCACCGTCGCCGCCGAAGCTGCCGTACCCGAAATCACCAGATGTACCTTTCCCGGATAGGCGCGGATATCGTCGTGCATTCGAACGGCGGCGTTGCACGAACCGCCATAGCTGTTCAGGATGATGCGCACATCATCGGAAAACTCGCTGTTCTCACCGTAGAGCGCGTCGTGCAGCATGGCCGGCGTGATCTCGTCACCGTACGGCAGGCGCAGATGTCTTTTCTTTCTTTAGCCTGTCGCTTATATGGTTGGAAACATAGTGAATCATTTTCTCGCCTCCACTCGTGCACGGACAGCCCTCATCAGGCTTGCCTGCGATCTGTCTTTTTCAGAAAGGGAACGCATGACATCCTCGTCTACAGTTCCCCGGGTGATGATGTGATGGATGACCACGGTTTCTGCCTGCTGGCCTTGCCGCCAGAGACGGGCGTTGGTCTGCTGATACAGTTCCAGCGACCATGTCAGCCCAAACCAGATCAGTGTGGAACCGCCTGCCTGCAGATTAAGACCGTGACCTGCGGACGCCGGGTGGATCACCGCCACAGGAATCTTCCCAGCGTTCCAGTCGGCAATGTCCTTGCTGCTTTTCAGTTCGCGCACCTTGAAGCGTTCCTGAATGCGGGCAAGGTCGTGCTTGTACCAGTAGGCAACCAGAACCGGCTTACCGTTGGCTCCTTCGATCAGATCTTCCAGCGCTTCCAGCTTCCGTTCGTGGAAGAACACTGTGTTTCCGTCAGGCGTGTAGATTGCTCCGTTTGCCAGCTGACACAGCTTGCCAGTCAGGGAGGCGGCATTCACAGCATCGATTTCCACGCCGTCCAGTTCGGTCACCATCTTGCTTTCCATCTCCTCGTAAATCTTAAACTCGCTGCTGTCGAGACTGACTGGGACTGTGTTCATGACGCATTCCGGCATTTTCAGGTAATCGGTGCTTCTCATGGAGATGGTAATGTCTCCAATGCGGCGATAGATCTCGCGCTCAGCGCCGGCACGAGGCTTGTAGGAAAACACATGCATTCCGTTGCGCCGGTCGGGTTCGAAGAACTGCTCCCGGTAGTGTGTGATGAACCGCCCGAGGCGCTTGCCCATATCCAGCACACGGAACTCGGCCCAGAGATCCATCAGACCGTTGCTGGAGGGTGTGCCGGTGAGTCCAACCATGCGTCTGACACCGGGACGAGCCTTCATCAGGCTTTTAAATCGCTTTGACTGGTGGCTTTTGAAGGAGGACAGCTCATCGATAACAACCATGTCGTATTGCCACGGGATGCCGCTTTCTTCGATCAGCCACTGCACGTTTTCACGGTTGATGATGTGTACGAACGTTTTCTTCCGGAGTGCCGCCCGACGCTCAGTGGCTGTTCCCACAGCAACCGAGTAGGTCAGGCCTTTCAGATGGTCCCACTTCTGGATCTCTGCCGGCCATGTGTCCCTTGCCACACGGAGAGGGGCGATCACCAGCACCCTGCCGACCTCAAAGCGCTCAAGGCACAGTTCCAGAATGGCGGTCAGCGTAATAACGCTTTTGCCCAGACCCATTTCCAGAAAAACGGCTGATGTGGGATTTTTGATGATGAAGCTCGTGGCGTACTGCTGATACTCATGGGGCTGATAACGCATCCAGTACACCTCCAATCTGTTCTTTGCTGTCGATGACGAAAACAGGGAATCCCAGCGTTTCCAGCTGCCGCCTTCGCACGTTTTGCAGAGGACGGAGCGTTTTGCCGGGAGATTTCAGTTCGGCGAAGGCGATCTTGCCGCCGGGAAGAAGAATCAGCCTGTCTGGAACACCATCAAGTCCTGGACTGACAAATTTGGGTGCCAGCCCGCCGCGCCTGCGAACCTCGGCGGCAAGTCTGCTTTCGATGCTTTTCTCACGCATTGGATCCCTGCTGTTCATAGAGAGACATGGTATTTATTCCTCCTGCTTCTGTCGCGTGTGAAGGTCGTGAAGGTCTTTGCGGAAAACTCCCTATAGTATATTTTTAGAGCTTGATTTTTGGTCTATAGACGATTTTCTGATATGACCTTCACGACTGTCACACTTCTTATTTATATGCGTTTAGGCTAGAAAGTCAGGAAACTCGTCCCGCACGTTATTTGAACTGACGATCTGAAGCCCTTTGACGAAGGTGCCGATGCGCGTGCGCAATCGAATGTACCCTTCGGTTTCCAGCGCAGAATAGAAGTCCGTTGTGCTGCGAACGTATTCTCCATTGGCTGCGCTGTATGCGCGGTAGGCCGAGTACAGTTCACCCGACTTGGCGGAGAGATCGGAGCCTGTTTCACAGCATTCCTCAATGAAATGCCCAAGCCAGTCGTTCTCGGCCTTGTAAGCTGCAATGGCATCGGAGACACACTTGGGAAACGGAAATTTGAACCCCAGGCTGATTGCCTGCTGCGCGCCCTCGATCATCCATTTCATAACGGCTTCGCCAGCATTTTCGCAGAGGTACTCAGTGTAGTTCTTGATATCGCTTTTTCCCTCGATTTTCGCCTTGAAAGGGATAACGATCAGCCGCCGCCAGATACCGGTATCTTTCGCACCCACTTTAGGCAGGTGGTTGGTATAGAGCACCAGCGTATGACTGGGAACAAAACTGAACGGATCCTTATACTTTTTCTCAGCAAAAACCGGGTCGGTCGATGTCAGCTGTTTAACCATGCTGGTGTTCAGGCGGGTGCCTTCCTCCAGTTCGGCAGCAATCATGAGCCGCTTGCCCTTGGTTTCAGCCATTTCCGGCTTTACATTGCGCTTGCAGTTCATGGTCAGCGTGTCGGCAGAAATGTTCCCGCTGTAGCTTCCCATCACACGGGAGAGCGTGTTCCAGAATGTGGACTTGCCGTTGCGGCCATCTCCGTAGGCAATGATCATGGCTTCCTGAAATACCTGACCCACACACACGATGCCGGCAACGCGCTGCACATATTCAACCAGCGCTTTATCTCCGCAGAAGAATGTGTTCAGAGCATCCTGCCAGATCTCAGCACCTTTTTCGCCGGGCGCATAAGCCGTCATTTTCGTAATGAAGTCATTGGGACTATGTTCGCGCAAGCCATCCAAACCGCTTCGCAGATCATATGTACCGCCAGGGGTACACAGCAGGAACCAATCCTTATCCAGTATGCCTGGCTCGATTTCAAGAACGGGCTGGGCTTCTTTGAGCGTAGCGCTGATACACTTGGATTCCCGCCGTTTGAATGCGAATGTGCGATAGGCTTCTGCCGCCAAGTAATCCCGATATACCTCTGCCTGTTCGGGGGACATCATGCCCTCGGCTTTCTTGCGGGAGTTTTCGCCCAGAAGCTCCTGCGCACCATTGGCAGTCATCTTCTGAATTGCTTCAGCGACGGCCTTTTCCGCTTCTTCCAGCTGAAGATCTGTCAGCGCATGCACAACCGCTCGGGCGCCCGGCTTCGTTTCCTGCCAGCACGCACCGTCATAGCGAATGTAGTCCGTTGCCGGCGAATAACGCAGTTCCTGCGAGAAGTGTTTTCCCAGCAGGCGTGCTTCACCAATATCGGTACGGTCTTCGGGATCGTAGACGAAGCGTCCGCTGCGCTCAGCGTTCCACTGTTCGGGCGGAACGTAGCTGTCCTGAGCGGCAACCCTCTGATAAAACCCCTGCGCACTTCGCCAGATGGTCATAAGCTCCGCATCTTCCAGCGGCGGTTCGCATTGCGCAGCGCGATCCATGAAAGCAGCGTAGGCTTCTTCCGTGTCGCCGAAACGTTTGAGCACGCGGCCTGCGAAATGTGACATAGTGCTGTTGCGGCTTCCTTCGGGAATGGTGCCGGAACAATTGATGCCCATCTTCCAGAATGCATCCTCTTCCGTTTCCGGGCAGTACATCTCCAAGCACTCGTTGAGTGTGATGTTGCCGGCATGGAACTCAACATCAGGTTCTTCCGTACCGAAGAAGAATCGAGCCGAATCCAGCGCCTTGGTATCGAAGTAAGGGAAGATGCCGTTTAGGCGCTTTTTCAGGGCGCTGTATTCGGCAGGATCCGTCATCTCATCAATCAGAAACAGCACATGGAACTTGGGGCGCGGCGGCTTGCCGCGCTTCTTCTTCATGCTGTTGCGGCTGAAATGAACAGCGAATGTAACATCCGGAAAAGCTTTGCGCACATCCTCTGGAGTAATCCAATCTTCCGAATTTTCAGAATGATCGTTGTCGCAGTCCATGCCAAGACAGTTCGTAGTCACAAAGTTGGAATTGGCGCGATAGCCGTTCCTGTATGCGACGCAAACGTAGTCATGGCTTACAGCCTGACGAAGGGTGGCAACATCTGTAATGATGACTTCATGCGGATAGCTGCAGTTGCTCGGAGCGCCTGCACAGTCAGCAAAATAAATTCTGAGTTCTGCCATCAGGAAACCTCCTCGCAGTCTGCCGTAAAGTATCGGATCGGGCGCTGCTTCTCTTCGGCTTTTCGGATTTCAGCAGTCATACCTTTAGAAATATGTTCTCCGAACACCCATACTTCTGCGCATTTGCTCATCAGTGCAATGTTCATGAACATTGCAAGCTCATGATCCTGTTCATCTTCATCATCCATGAACTGCGGGAAAAGCAGGTGGGGAGCAATCGGAATTCCGCCGCTGTCAACAACGAAGCGGCAATAGCGTCTGGCATGGACTGTATTGCGTTCGATATCTCCTGCAAAGGGTGAGCAAACGTACACAATCGGCCTGAATCGCACCTTGCGCTTTTCCTCTTCAATGTTGGTAAACGCCTGATAAGCTGTGGGATCGTAATAGCCTTCATGGTTGAATTTGCTGAACTTCATACACAGCCCCGCCTTTCAAGAGAAGCACGCCCGTACACGAATGCACGGGCATCAGATAATAAAGTGAGATACATTGGGTTACCGCCTTTCCGGGACTGCTTTGCGCTGTCCTCTGGCAATAAGCAAAAAACCGGAAGGTTTCGAACCCCTCCGGAAAAAGATTTCTGTAAACTACCATGCACATGCTTATTATCTATCGCAGCTCTTTCCTTTTTCTTCAGCATGATATATAATTGGTAGACCAAGTATTTACTTGGAATAAAAAAATAAGGGGGAAAATCCTGTGACTAGGCTTCATAAAAAGTTGAAAATAGGGTTTACTGCCGCTACGTTGGTGCTGTAGCCAATAAACTACTGCATTTCGAAAGGCATAATGGTAGTAAACCCCACCCTAGGACTAGCGCTTGAATTACTCGGCTAGTTCGCAGTTTTCGCAAGAACTGCGCTCACATTGGTAGATTTGATCCAATAATTGCTAGGGTCTACCCGGTCACTTGAAAAAGTGGCCGTTTTTTGCGCATTAATCTTTTTTGTAAAACGGCGTTTCATAGCCGTCCGCACGGAGGATCAGCCCATCTGCCCAGGAAGGGGTTCTGCCCATCTGTTCACAAATGGCTTCGAGGGAAACCTTGGGATCGGCTTCGATGATAATTTCATCATGCACATGGGCAACGATATTGCAGCAGCGCAGCGTTTTCATGGCGCAGCACAGAATATCTCTGCTGATTGCCTGAACAATGTTTTCTACGAATTTGGGGCCATAGCTTTCAAGCCGTTCCCATTTCTTTGTACCGCCAACCCCTTCATAGGTAACCGACTCGCCGCCGAAGCGATTTTCACCGATCCGGGGCTTGACGTATGCCAGACGTCTGCCTGAGGGCAGGCAAATAAACAGAAAGCCGCTTTCATACACAAACTGAATTCCGTGTGTTTCGGATGAAGTCCTGAGATCCACCGCTTCTTTGACAGCGCAGTCGACATCCCACCAAAGTTTGGCTATGTTCGGATTGGCATCGCGCCAGGCGTCAACCAGAGGTTTCAGTTCCTCTTCCGGAATCCCCATTTCCAGAGCGCCCATGGCTTTGAGCGCCCCAACAGAACCGCCGTAGCCCAGCGCCAGTTCGGCAATTTTGCCTTTCTGGCGGAGGTGACCATTGATACCGTGCTTTTCAACAGGTACGCCAAACATCTGCGATGCGCTGGCGCAGTAGATATCGCCGCCATTCTTAAATACATCCAGCCGCCACTGTTCACCAGCCATCCATGCGATCACTCTCGCTTCGATGGCGGAAAAATCTGCTACGATAAACTTTCCACCTTCATATGGGATAAAGGCTGTGCGTATCAGCTCCGACAGTACATCGGGAACCGAATCATAGAGCATCTGCAGCGTTTCGTAATTCCCGGTGCGCACCAACGCACGCGTCTGCTCCAGATCGGGCATATGGTTCTGCGGCAAATTCTGAAGCTGAACGAGCCGACCTGCAAAACGACCCGTTCGGTTGGCACCGTAGAACATGAACATACCATGGACACGTCCATCCGCACAGACACAGTTCTGCATTGCCTGGTACTTCCTGACGGAACTTTTAGCAAGCTGCTGGCGGAGAAGCAATGCTTCACGCAGATCGTGCGGAGCATCCTTCAGCATAGCGGCAACTTCCTTCTTGCCAAGCGATCCGATCTCCATGCCATGATCATTGAGCCACGATTTCATCTGTGCGACCGAATTGGGATTGTCAAGAGCAGTCAGCGCCTGCATCTGTGCTGTAAGATCATCTCGGGATCTGCCGTCCACTGCAATGGCGTTCCTAACCAGCTGCATATCCAACCGAATGCCGCGGTCATTGATTTCCTGATCCAGATGATATTCGTCCCACACCGATTCTGGAACTGGAAAGCGCGACAGTTTTCCTTGGATTTCCATTTCTGTTTCCACGTCACGGATGTTGTAGAACTTGAACTGTTCCCACTTGCCCGGATCGTGTCTGGGCAGATTGCGCGTGCGTTCACCGTTTTTTATCGTAGGACGGCACGGCTTGCAGAAATAGCGGATCAGATCTTTTCCGATATCCAGCTTTTGCTTGTCAAGATTCAGTACGGCGCCAACACCGGCCAGCGACAGCGGCAGACCGAGATATGCCGACCAGATCATGGAGCAGCGCCACTGTTTGGGATCCAGATAAGTCCCGGACGGCATGCCCAGCCAATGCGAAAGGCAGATGCGTTCAAAACTGGCATTGAATGCCCACTTGGTGATCGCAGGATCGGTCAGCGCATTCAGCACTTCATCCGGAAGCCGTTCTCCGTTTGCCAGATCCACCAGCTGAACAGGCGCGCCATCCATGCTGTATCCGAAAAGGAGAATCTCAAACTCCGCAGATTCGCAGTATCGGTACACGCCGGTTTTGCTGATATCCGCATTGCTGTAAGTTTCCAGGTCAATAGACAGCGTTTTCATTTCATCACCTCTATTAGGAAACAGGGTGACGGATCGCGCCGCCGCCCTGTTCAGTGCTTTCTTAGGACAGGAAGTCCTCATCCTCCAGTGTTTCGAATTCGGCAGAAGCATTGGTGCGTCCGCCCAGCGGCTCACCGTCACGAACCTTCTGGATGTTCCCCAGGCCGCAGGCAACCCCCTTGTTGCCGTTGGTATTGAAGGCGTAGAAGCTCAGCGAAACATGGGCATACACACCGGAGTATACCTCGCTGCGGTCGAGAATCGGACGAACATGCTTGTCTACGATCTGAGGGGCAGTCTTGCTGTTGGCGTTGATGAAATAGCAGTCCGCATAAGCATCATCGTCGCGTTCGGTATCGCCGTCACGCAGAGGCAGCTTCAGCGCACCCTTCGGGGGAACCTTGCCGCCGAACTTGCCGATGCCTTCCTTCATGGCGCAGTCGATGGCGGCATTGATGGCATTGACGGTTTCGCTGTCGGACTTGGGAATGATGATGGAACAGCTGTACTTGGGCTCGCCGCCGTTGATGGACTTGGGTTCCCAGACGTTGGCGTAGGAAAGACGGACGAGACCCGTAACGACCTTGGTGTTATTCTGCTTTGCCATAGTAATTAATCCTCCTGAATTTCATGAAAATCTGTATTGGCGCTGGTGATCGCGGGACGCTTGTCCGATGCGGGCACCAGTGTTGGTTTGCCGGCAGGCTTAATGATCAGCCCGCCAAGAATGCTTTGAAATTCCTGCTTGCCCATGAGTTTTTCCATTTCGGTAATGGGCAGCAGCGATTTTCTGAAGATATCATGATAGCCGGCCGCATTGGCGGCTTTAATGACAGCATCCTCGCTGGAATACTTGCGGACGGAGCGGCCTTCGACCACCTTGAAGCCGTGCCATTGCTTGCCATGATTGAGGGCAGCGTTTTGGGCATAGGCTCTTATTTCTTCTGCCCAGCGGGTCAGATCATCCAGCTTTCCGAGGATTTCTTCAATTTCCGCATCCGTCAGAAGCGGTGGCTGAGCGAATTCGTATTTTGCCAATGCCAGCTTTTCCTCAGCTCTGGCTCGGCATTTGACTGCCGCCTTGCAGAATACGCACCACGATCCGGGAACGTATTCGCCCTTGCCTTCAAAAGCCAGCTTTGCTTTGGGAACGAGTTCCTTTTCAGCCCATTTTTTGAGCGCATCCACAGAGATTGTCCATGTGGAGATATTCTCCCGACGCGGCTGGTAGATGGTCATGGACACCTCATCGATATCGTACAGGCATTCATACACCGCGAGGGCACCGAGTGCGTAGAGCATCATCTGCGGATTTTTTTCCGCCTCCACCAGTATGCCCTGACCATACTTGAAGTCGATGATATGAAGTGTGCGATCCGCAATGATCACGCAGTCACCGGTTCCAAAACCGTCCGGAACATAGCAGGAAAAGTCCAGCCGCTGTTCGATCATCAGCATAGGATCAGCACAGGTCGCCTTGGCTTCAGCCAGCGTATCGAGGACAAACTGCACATAGGCATCTGTGCAAGCGTCCATTTCATCGCAGTCATACGGGGAAGCCGGCTTGCGGGACTGCATTTTCATTGCCCGGCGCAGCTTGTGTTCGCACAGCGCGTGCGCGGCAGTGCCTTCCGCTGCGGCTTCGGTTTCCGGATCCTCAAATTCCTGTTCCAGCCGGGCGGATGGATTGCAGTTCATCCATCGGTGGGCGGAGGAAGCTGAGAGGATTGCGTGTTTCTTTGAAGCCATTACAGCGCCTCCGCTTCAGCCAGCAGGCTGACGTAGTGTTCGGGAGAAATATCGCTCAGACGTTCAGCGCCGTACTTGATAATCAGCGTCTGGACTTCCTTGCGCCTGCCCTGCACGGACTTTTCTGCCAGCACAGTGCGGATCTTTTCAAGCGGTACCGGCTGGGGAGCAGGCACTTCCGGTTTGCTGGGTGTTTCAGCAGAATCGCTGCTGAACACGGCTTTCAGACTGTCAGCCACATCGATCAGGACTTCACCGCAGCGGCGAAGCTCCTCAATTGTCATAGACAGTTCCTTCATTTTGCTCATTATGCTTCGCCTCCGATTTCCTTGATTTCCACGTTTTCTACGGTTTCACCGGGTGTAAGAACAAGTACACCGACCTTCTCGCCAAACAGAAAATCCAGTAGCCGGCTTCGCACCGTACACGACCCGCTTTTGAGAATGCTTTGTCGGTCGCCATCTGGGCGTTTGACGCTGATGCATACTTTGTGCCTGAGACACATGGCTCTTCGCCTCCTTTCAGAGGGGTCGTTTTAATTGCTCCCTCTGGCGATAAGCGAAAGAACCCGCAATATCGAACCCTCTTCAAAACTTTTTATTTGAAAAGTTTGAAGCGTTCCTGAACCTTCTTCAGGCGATTGCGGATAGCAGCTTCGGTAACGCCTTCCGTAGCGGCAATGTCTGTGTTGCTCATGCCGCGGAGTTTCTTGAGTACCAGTTCACGCTGCTGGGGAAGAAGGGCATCCCACAGCATGCGGATGGCAGCTTTTCGTTCGGAAGCATCTAAAACGCCACAGATCAGATCTTCAGGGCTGGAATCTGTGTCGGCAAGGTACGGATTGCGGTCGGTTCCGCCATGTCCGTCCGACACAATGCAGCTGTCATAGTGAACAGGCACATGATAATCCTCGCGCCGCTGGGCGTTGTATTCCAGATCATCCTGCTCATGGAGCATAGCGATGTCGGCTTCGGTGACACCGTTTTCACCGGGAATAAGCTCTATCAGCTTCTTGCCGTCGGCGCTGTAGTAGGTGTAGGTGGTGCGGTTCTTCTTGCTGGTCTTGTACTGTCTCATGACGATCCTCCTTCAGGTCGATTTGCCTGAATCCGCAGGACCGCCCGGGACAGCATCTGCCTATAACCCGCAAAACATAAAGGACGGGCAGGAACATACCTTGAAAGGTATGCATTCATGCCCGTCCAGCGGTTCTGCGGATTCGTAGTTATGTGTTTTTTTGTTAGGTGGTTTTGATATTGATGACTTCATAAGTTCCATTTTCCAGGAACCGAATCGTGGTACGGCAGCCCTTATGGACGATCTCTACAGTGCGGGACTGCGGATCGACCCGGCATACCTTCTTGGCATCGCTGTTTTTGATACTGATCATGTGTACCTCCTGTATCTTTAGGTTCGTGTAGATCATATCTCTGCTGTCTGAAAAACTCCACGGCCTTCAAAGTCGTATTGGATATCAGTTATGAAAATTACAACTTGTTTGCTTGTTCGAATGAAGCAGGTGCGGTATAATAGAAGTATCCCATAGGAAAGCGAGGTGAACGCATGCTGTTTACTGGAGTTTCTTCTCTCACCATCACATTCGATTGCTCTAAGATTTACGAAGCATTGATGAAGGCTTATCGTCCTCTGCTGGAAGAGGCGTACAGAAATGCCCGAGACGAGAATACTGCTAGCATCATTGAGCGAATGCTGAATGCGATTGACAATAACAACTACAGTGCCTACGAGTTCTATGAGTGGCGTTTGAAGAAGCAGAATGTATGCGTTAATGACAATCCTCAAATCGGATTTCTCTCGACCGAAGCCCTGCAAAAACTACGAGTAAAACTCCTGCAGAGTGCGGAACGAGCACGAATAAAATCATTATCGGGACGGAGGACTCAGGGATCGCAGCGATTGCCGCAGAGTGATCTGAAAAGCATAGCGCTGCATGCCTCGATTCCTGTTCCTCCCACGATGAATTGGAAAGGAGGTCAGCTTTACGCTCAGTGGATTGGAGTGTGAAGCATGACTCAAAAAGCAAAACGAAATGCCGCGCAATCCAGTCTCTCCAGAGACCTTGCCCAACTGATGGGCGAAATCAATAAGCTGAGGCAATCCGTTACTTTCAGTTGCGCCTTGGATTATCTTATGACAAGCCGAGGCATCACCAATGATGATATGGAAGAACGGACTGGTCTTTGTCGGGATCCCATCAGCCGATACCGTACGCAGCCTGAAAAAGATCCTCCGCTTAAGACGGTTACCTTGCTATGCCTTGCACTGCACCTTGAACCAGAATTGAGCGATGAGATGCTTAGGCTGGCCGGAAGAAATATTCGCGCTGTACGAAACGACATTCTTTGTCGTAAGTTGCTTCGAGAAAAATACGCTTGGGAGATGGATGATATTGATGCCTATCTGGCAGCAGAGGGCTTCGATCCAATCTCAAAACGGTACAAACTAGTGAGCTAAATGCAAAACGGCGGAGCTATCCCACAGAAATTCCTGTGGTGATGGCTCCGCCGTTTGATGCGCATCAGTTTTTCTGAGGCTCAGATCGCGGTAGTACTTTGGTGAGCGGTGTATGATGTTCCTTCTGGACTGCTATTTTTATCTGCCGAAGGACCTCCTCATACGGGATTCTTTCCAGCTGGTCTTTTCCGGTCTTTACTTCCAGAAAAACATTCCGTTCAGTCAGAACAACGTCAAAAAGACGAGGATTGCTCTTATACTTGCTATGCTTATTGCGTATGGAAACTCGCTTCAGTACCCTCTGTTTTTCCATAGCGGACCTCCTGTTCTATGAATACATCATTCCCGGCATCATGACAAGGTCGCACTTATCCTGCGCCAGTTTGCGATCACCCATCAGAGAAGCGAAGATGATAGACCTCGGCCCATAGCGGTGCCTGATTTCATCAATGGCATCGTCGAGAGACTGCCGGCGTTCCCGATGCTGGTGATCGCAGAATAGATCGAGCTGGAGCGGCTGACGATCAGAAACCAGATTGATGCCGCGAATTGTAATGGCACGAACAGGCTTGAACCACTGGTATCGCTGCCTGAACAGCGCAAATCCAGCCTGAGCAAGCTCCAGCGGACTTCGGGTAGGATAGGTCAGCGTCATCTGATACTGACGGGATACAAGTTCATTGTCTTTCACAGCAAACTGCACTCCTTTCGCTGCCAGTTCGCTTGCTTTGAGCCGATGTCCGACATTCTGCGCCAGATCGAGCAGCGCAAGCCAGACATCATAGTTCGTTTCCAGATCAACTACACTCGTTGCGCCGTGACCGACTGATTTGATTGGATCAATGTAATCAGACGGTTTCACGGAGGCATAATCTGTGCCGTTGGCAAAGCGCCACAGCTTGATGCCGTTTACGCCAAATTTCGACTGAAGCAGAGTGGGATCGAAATTGGCGAGATCGCCGATGGTCGTTACATTCATGCCGCGCAGCTTCTTCGCCGTCTGGGGACCGACATACAGCAGATCGGACACGGGCAGCGGCCATACTTTTTCCCGGTAGTTTCCTTCGTCGATAACGGTCACCGCATCGGGCTTCTTCATGTCACTGCCCAGCTTGGCATAGATCTTTGAAAAAGAAACACCGATGGATACAGTCAGACCGATTTCCTCCCGAACAGCGCGGCGGATTTCTTCTGCAACCTGCAGGTCGGTTTCAGCAGCGCCCTTGCAGTATGGAATGGAAATCCAGTTCTCATCCATGCCAAAGGGTTCGATGGTATCTGAGTACCGCGCATAAATCCTGCGTACCAGACGGGAGTATTTCAGATAAAGCTCATAGTGCGGATCAACGCAGATCAGCCCGGGACAGGCCTTTCTTGTTTCCCAGTTTGCCATGCCGGTTTTTACTCCGCGTCGCTTGGCGGGATAGGAAGCCGTCAGAACAATACCGTGCCTGTTTTCCGTACTGCCGCATACAGCGATCGCCTTATCACGAAGGCGCGGGTTTTCGTTGATTTCAACTGAAGCATAGAAACAGTTCAGATCGCTGTGCAGGATAATGTTCCGGGGCATTCTGTCCACCTTGCTTGTCTTTTTCCGTATAGGCCGTATCGACAAGCAGTATATTAGCACATGATTTGTGTACTTTCAAATTCGGCGTGCAGAACAGATGTGCCGCTTTTCAAAAATTAATTCACCTGTAGTGTCGCTGTGCCACAGCCGAACGCCGTGTAAAAAATGATCTTTTCTGAATGACTGGGCTTTACGGTACATAAATTGTGTGCTATACTGCAAACGAGATCAAGATCGGAGGACGTGCTATGAAAGTGACTAAGGATGCCAAGTCCGCAGACTCTATTGTAAGCATAGCTGATCACAAAAAAGAAAAACTGTACGCTCTCAATAAAGAAATGTATGGCGAAGTCATCCGAGGCTGGCGGCAGCATCGCGGCATTAGCCAAACCCAGCTTGCTGAAACGCTCGGCCTTTCCAAAAACCTCATCAGCAATTGGGAAGCCGGCAGATCCCGACCCGATATCAATATTATTCCTGCGCTGTGCGAACAGCTGGATATTTCTGTTTCTGCCTTTTTCGGCATTCCCGGCAGACCCGGCGAACTGAGCACGCAGGAACAGCGGCATATAAACAGCTACCGTGCGCTTAACGCCGGCAATCAGGAACTGGTCGATGCTTTGATGATCAGCATGCTGGATCAGGCAGAACGTGACCTGCGCAAGCGCTGCGAACGCGGCTTCGAGCGTACATTCAAGAACGATCAGCTGACCGCCGCAGGTATCGGCAATCCGCTGGAAGCGCGCCGACATGGTCATTATGTGTATGTGCGCTCGGATCGCAACGCCTGCAGAGCCGATGAAATCATTACTGTCACCGGCAACAGCATGGAGCCGACGTTCCATGACGGTGACGATCTGTTCATTGAGCACACCGAATGCATCGAGCCGGGAGAAATCGGCATCTTCGTAGCCAATGGCGACGGCTATGTCAAAGAGTATCAGCCCGATGGACTCCACTCGCACAACCCGGCATATCCTGTACTTCGCTTTTCGGACGGAGATGACGTGCGCTGCGTAGGACGAGTGCTGGGTGTGGTCGAGCAAGATCAGTACGCAACCAGTGCTGAACTGGAGATGCTGGAAGAAATTCGCCGTGAGAAGAAGAACTCCAGGTAATTTCTGAAGTATTTGAACCGACCTTTCTGTGCCGGCTTATTTCTTATACCCTTTTGCGGAGGAGGCTGCTGAATATGCCAAAGAAAGAAGCTCGTTGGATACGGCTTTATCTGAATGTGCGCGTTGATTTTACTGAGGAAGGAATGATGCTTCCAAGGTCTTTTGTATGGACGGACGGAGAAACTTATGAGATTGATCGAGTGCTTGACTGTGTGGCGGCGCCGACGCTGAAGGCAGGCGGACACGGTGATCGGTATAAGCTCGAAATTCGCGGAAAGATCCGCTATCTTTTTTTCGAGCATAACTGTGACTGCGGCAGCGCAAATCTCGGACGCTGGTTTATGGAATGGAAGGATGAATCGAATGGCGCAGCATGATACGCGTGATCGTATTCTGAAATATATATCCGACCGCTTTGATACGGACGGATGCCCACCGAGCTATCGGGAAATTGCCGCCGCGGTCGGTCTGCGGTCGCCATCGTCTGTAGTTCGTCACGTTCGAATTCTCCAAAGCGAAGGCAAGCTGACTTCCGTCTGCAGCCCCAAGGGGAGAACACTTCGGCTGAAAAGAAAGATTGAACTGGATACAGCCGACGGAGAATGTGTGCAGCGCGTTCGCATTGAAACAGCAGATGGCGGCGTTATCTGCGTTGACTGCAACCTTGAAAAGAGTGGAACTGACGGGCTTGGCGTAGCGTTTTCAGGTATTCTGGATGCCAGCCAGCTGAAGAGCAATGTCAGCCGCGTGGTAAGGTGTTCTATTGATGACGGAAATCAGTAATGTGCAGAAAAAGGAAGACCCCTATGGATAACGCTGTATTGCATCGCAAAGGGACAGGCTATGGCGAAGTGTACGAGTATGAGTTTTCTGAACTGGAATCGGCCTGCTGTCTGATGGATGCTGAGCAGCTTCCTTGCCCCCTGCAGGAATGCCGCGCACGCATCGGCAGCCGTCCGCTTCCGAACAGAAAGAACGCTGACTGAAAGATTGTCATTTGATCGGAGGAATGATCATGTGCGGACGATACTATATTGCGGAGGATGATCAGGCAGAAGAACTCAGGCAGATCATCGATATGATTAACCGAAAGAACAATGGCGAAGGTGCTGTCAAAACCTCCGGCGAGATTTTTCCGAGCGAAACGGTTCCTGTGATTGCCGCCAGCCGATCCCAAAAGATCATGCCTTTTGCAATGGAATGGGGCTACAGCACTTCTGATGGAAACCGACTGATCAACGCCCGAAGCGAAACGGCCGCTCAGAAACCAGCCTTCAGAGACGGCATGCTGCACAGACGCTGCATCATTCCCGCCAGCTGGTATTTTGAGTGGAACAGAAATGAGAAAGGGAAGCCCAAGTACGCCATTGGCGCTGAACACAGGAATGTTATCTACATGGCGGGCATTTACCGTTTTGAGCAGGAGCGGCCTGTGTTTTCCATTCTGACTCGAGAACCGGCTGAGAGCATTCAGTTCATACACAATCGCATGCCGGTTATTCTTCCGAGAGAGGCGCTCCGCGACTGGCTGAACACAGAATATGCCGCAGAGGAAGTATTGCAAAGCGCCGTTCTGAATGTGCGCTCCTGGCCGGTCTGATGCGAGGGATGGTTTGCGCAGAGACGAAAAAACGTCTGAAACGCTGCTGCTTCACAGGGCATCGTCCGGGGAAGCTCATGCAGAATGAAAAAACCGTCAAGTCAGCGCTGAACACAGCGATTGATCAGGCGATTGACCGAGGATTCACAACGTTCATTACGGGTATGGCGCAGGGAACGGATATCTGGGCCGCAGAGATTGTGCTGGAGAAACGCCGAACCAATCCTGCGCTGAAGCTGATCTGTGCGCTTCCGCATCCAAACTTTGAAAAGCCATGGCAAGCAGACTGGCAGGCGCGCTTTTCGGAAGTGCTGCGCACAGCAGATCTTCAAAGGACAATCTGGCCGGTATATGCAAAATCCAGCTACCAGAAGCGAAACATATGGATGGTTGATCATTCTGCGCTTCTGATTGCGGTATTCGGCGGCAAAGCAGGCGGCACGCTGAATACAATTCACTACGCTCAGCAAAAGCATGTGGAAATCATGTATGCGGATATGCAAAGCAAGGGATTCCATGATCCAGTATAAGCAGGAAAGACTGGATATTTCCGTTCCTTCCTTATCGCGTCGGATGAATTCAAAGCTGTGATAAGCGAAATCTGACCAGAGAACAGCTGCACACGCAAAAAGGCCAGCCGTCAGTGACTGGTCTTTTGCTATGCTCTGCTGATTATGCCATATGTGCGAAAGTCTCAATTTCCACGCCGTCACGGAATCGCACCGCAACCCGTTCGTCATCGTAAACCGTCATGACATCTGTTACCGAAAAGAACAGTCCTTCATCAAACTCGGTCAGCAATCCGTCCTGCTGCCGAAAGCTCTCCATGAACCATTCGATGGACTTTCGCATATCGATTCTTCGGCTGCGCTCTGATTCCAGCACTTTCAGTCTGGTATCGGCATCCTCATATTTCGCAACCAGTGCGGAATGCCTGCGCTGGCAGTCATCCTGATCCTGCGCGGAGCGGGCATTTTCATCGATCAGCTGCCTGGACATTTCAACCAACACGCTGATTTCATCCTTGACGGAACAAATCTGGCTGTCGAGTTCATCCAGCGCACAGACGGTTTCGATCCCCAGACGGCAGGCGGCAAGCGTTTCTTCCTTGATCTCTGCCCGCTGATTAAAAGCATCAACGAAGCGCTGCTTCAATTCATCCTCTCTGAAATGCGGCGTTTTGCACTTCAGTCCCTTGCGATACTTTTCATTGCACTGCCAAATATAGGTTTTATAGGCATCGTTTGAATGCCACACCTTGCGCCCGAAGAATCCGCCGCATTCACCGCAGATGACTCTGGAAGAAAACAGGTGCGCGGAACTGTAGTGCCGGTCAAGCGCTTTTCGTCGGCTGATTTCCAGCTGAACACGGTCATGCTCCAGCGGATCGATGATGGCCTCGTGGCTATGCTCGATGTAGTACTGCGGGACTTCGCCTTCATTGATCTTCATGCGTTTCTCAAGGAAGTCAACCGTAAAGGCTTTCTGGAGAAGCGCGGCGCCCTTGTACTTTTCGTTCTGCAAAATGCTCATGATGGTGGAGGACTGCCATTCCTTTTTTCCGCCCGGTGTGGGAATGCCGGCTTCGGTCAGCATTTTGGCGATGTGTGTTCCGGTTTTGCCTATCATAAAGGAACGATAAATGAAGCGAACCACCTTGGCTTCCTCTTCGACCACCTTGGGCAGTCCGTCTTCGCCCTTTTCAAAGCCGAGAAACTGCTTGTAGCCAACGCTGACTTTGCCGTCTGCAAAACGCTTGCGCTGCCCCCATGTTACGTTATCAGAAATAGAGCGGCTTTCCTCCTGAGCAATGCTGGACATGATGGTGATCAGCAGCTCGCCTTTTCCATCCAGCGTATTGATGCTCTGTTCTTCAAAATACACTGCAACCCCGCGCTCCTTGAGCTTGCGGATGGTAGTCAGGGTATCAACCGTATTTCTGGCAAAGCGGGAAACAGACTTTGTGAGAATCAGGTCGATCTTTCCGTCAAGGGCATCCTTTACCATGCGATTGAACCCTTCGCGCTTTTTAGTGTTGGTGCCGGTGATGCCCTTGTCCGTATACACCTCCACAAACGACCAGTCGGATCTCTCTTTGATCTTTCTGGTGTAGTAATCCACCTGAGCTTCATAGCTGCTCTGCTGTTCCTCGTGTTCGGTTGAAACACGGGCGTAGGCGGCAACCCTCTGCTTGATTGCTGGCGCAAGGGTGGAATGCATCAGCCCTGTCCGAAGCGTCGGCTGGATGACCTGTACCTCGCGCTTAACGGCCTGTCTTTGCATGGTGCCTCCTTGCCTGCTCAGCCGCTTTCTGCCTTTTTTCCTCAGTCCAGCTTTCTGAACGGGATGGAAATGTCCACCGGATTTCCGGATCCGTGCCATCAGCAAGATGAAAAACGAGCCTGTTGTCGGGTAGGACATCAATCTGGATGATGCGGTCGGCAATCGCCTGCGGATCATATTCCGCAAGCCTCAGTGCCTGACAGCAGGCTTCCTTGAGCGTCATTTCCGGAATCGCTTTCGATGCACAGTACTTCCTGCCGCGGGTGTTGTACGTGGAGCAGCACCACAGAATACGTGCCGCTGTCGTCTTGCGGCGGTAATTTTTGCCGCAGATACCGCAGCATATTCTGGAAGACAGCTCGCTTTTCTCACCGCTGGAATGAAAATACTTAGCCCTGCGCCGGACGCTTTCTTCTTCCGCAGCGTTGAACACTTCTCGCGGAATGATTGCTTCATGATCATTTTGAATGAAGTATTTCGGCATTTCACCGCGATTCTTTCTGGAAATCTTGCTGATGTGATCCTCAACAAATGATTTCTGCAGAAGAAGATCGCCCGCATACTTCTCATTTTTCAGAATGCTCCCGATGGTGGTTGACGCCCATTCGCCGCCAAGGCAGGTGGGAACACGCTCTTCTTTCAGTATATTGGCGATGGCCTGCTTGCCAAAGCCCTCCAGATACAGCCGGAAGATGCGCTGGACAGCTTCCGCTTCTTCAGGAACCGTCTCCACCAGACCGTCCACCGCTTTATAGCCCAGCAGATTGAACGGAGTGGTATAGCCCTCTTCGAACATCTTCCGGATGCGCCATTTGCAGTTTTCACTGGTGGCACGGCTCTCCTCCTGTGCCTGCGAAGCAAGAATCGTAATCATCAGTTCACCGGCTTCAGTAAGCGTATCGATGTTCTGCTCCTCAAAGTAAATTCCGACACCTGCACGCCGCAGATCACGGACGGTACTCAGCAGGGTGACAGTGTTGCGGGCAAAGCGGCTGATGGACTTGGTGATGATTCTGTCGATCTTGCCGTCCCTGCATGCCTTCAGCATTTCAGCAAATTGCGGGCGGTTATCCTTAGTGCCTGTGTAAAAAGCATCTGCATAGACACCCGCAAAGCTCCAATCGCTTCTGCTGTGAATCAAATCCTTGTAGTAATCCACCTGCGCCTTCAGCGATCTCCGCATTGCATCCTTATCACACGAGACACGTGCATACGCCGCCACGCGCAGAACTTTTCGTTCAGCCAGCTTCATGGGCTGAACAATCTGAATGGTTCGTTCCACTTGAGATACCCCCTTTCGCAGGCGACATATTACCGTCAGTCGGCAGCTTTATCAAGTTAATATCCCGCCAAATGCTCCGGGCGGATACACCAAACTTTTCGGCAGTGATTGTATCAAATTTTTTGCAGTCCTCCGCCGTGATCAGCCCCGAACTCAGCCATTGCCGGGCAATGTGCATGGCAGCCTGATAGCACAGGAGCGCCTTTTCATCAGCCATGCACATCACCGCCTTGGCCATATCGATGCGCAAGATAGCAGCCCCGGGAGCAGAACTTTCGTGGGCGGCTTCCGTACTGCATGAAAATGCTGCCGCAGTGCTGGCATTCGACTGGATGCAGCTTCTTTCGATCTATCTGTTCCGAATGCGCTTTCCACCACGCCATACGGCACTTGGGCGAACAGAAACGCTTCTGCCGATGCCCGGGAGACTGCTCAAGTAAAGCGCTGCACTGTGGGCAACGGTCAGCATGAGTGACAGCTTGGGGGACGGGCATCGTTTCTGCTGATGCAGGATTGCGCCTGCAATAGGACTTGACAGTATTGACGGATATGCCGAGCGCCGAAGCTATTTTCCCGAAGCTGATGCCGGTTGCCCGGAGTCTTAAAATCTGTTCTTTTCGCTGCTGGGTCACTCTTTTTCTCCAATCCAGAAGGCGTGTTGGATGCTGCCTTCTGGCGATAAGCGAAGGAAAGCGGGGATTCGAACCCCTTGGCGCGCAAGAAAAGATGCCGCCAATACCATTAATGGATATAGATGAAATGCTTCTGGATGCGCTTTAGCTGTTTGCGAATAGCGGCTTCGGATACGCCTTGCTCTGCTGCGATTGCTACATTTGTTTCGCCCTTTACCTTGCGGAATACCAGCGACTGCTGCTCCTTTGTCAGACGGCTCCACCGCTCGTGAAAATCACGTTTGAATTCTGCCCTGCTGATTGCTTTTTCAAAAAGTAGCGAAGGATCAGCGGCTTCATCGGCGAGATATGAGTTCCGATCTTCGGCTTCCTCAGTGTCACCGCTGGTATAGGCCATATAATGAACTGGAATGTGGTAAGATTCACGGCGGTTGGCATCGTACTCGCCATCGTCAGCCGCATGCAACTGCTGGATGAGAACTTCTGTCACACCGTCCTGTCCGGGCATGAACTCTGCAACGACGCGGTCATATGCATCATACACTTTGTAAGTCGTGCGCGCCTTCTTGGGGGTTTTGAAGTTCCTGGCCATTTTGAGTCCTTTCCGCTGAGTGCGGAAAAGCGGAAGGATACATATGTGCCAGGAAGATATGCACCGCCTGTAGCCAATAAGGGTACAGGAAATAAACGGTGGGTACATCAGAGCTTCATCGCCCCACCTAAGTGGGGGCTCAAGCGCCATGTATCCCGCCGCCTTAATGCGCATCTCAGGCTTTGAGATAAGTTTTTGCCAGCATCTGCTGACAAGAAAATCATATCTCAAAACATCCAGTAAGTGAATTTATTAAATTTACTATTACTAATCGATGCAAGTATAGTACATATTATGGATTTCCTTACGTTTGCGTGCTATAATATAAATGACATTATCTTTGAACTTACTAACTAGGTGCAAGGTATAGAGAACGGAGGCAGTATGAACAATACGCAAGGAATGGTAGTGAACGAGAGCTTCTCATTTTCCACCTTCAAGGCTGATAGCGTTCTGGACGTAACGCACGATGACACCGGGCGGCGCAGCGAGGTTCTGCGGATAAGAGGCATCGGTGATCAGGCTACGCGCTTCGCCTTTGCGAGTGGTGATGGGTTAGTACGTCTTGCCAACACGGGTGCTATTGAAGATGGCAACGTGATCGGTCATTTTCTGTCACTTGCGCCGGGCAGAAATGAAGATATCTTCGAGTTCTATAAAAAGAATGGCTTCCTGTTTCCAGTCTCAACCGCACAATATGAGTCCTTTTCACCTGAAATGGTGTGGAGACTTTTGCTGCGTTTTAAGGCCACCGTCCAGTTAATGACAGCATTGGACGGAACCACCCCTGAGTGGCAAACACTTCTGGCTTCAACGCTCCTTTTGCTTTTAGGCGATCCTGTTCGAATTCCATTCCGAGATAATGCTCAAGCATACGAGTCAGTCGTCAATAGCGCAATTAAGACAATAGAAAAAGCCCCCGAACTACCAGACATTGACGGTAGTGCGGAAGCCCATCAGAAAAACACTTACACGATTTCAGATCTGGTTTACGGTCCTACTTTCGAACTGGACTCAGAGATCTATGAAGATATTTCATCTGGCTCTGCGGTGGAGTTTACCCGTAGCGGTTGTACCGATTTGCGTTTTCGGAACATAGTAAGGACGTACAGGATCGCCAGGAATCTTCCAGCGGAAGAACGGCTTATTATCGACTTTTTGTTTCACTTCATGATGGATATCGGTATATTGGGCTCCATCGACTACATGAACGGTATCGACTTTTATGAAGCACCACATTTTGGAGGAATGACTGCCGAGTTGTCTACTGCCCTCGAATCAGTTGCACGTATCGTAGTAAGGGACGAAATCAATCATAATATACGGCATATCAGCCCCAAATACGATACGGATAAAATGGCACCTTCATGGGAAGTGCCAGATCTGCTATCCGCAATGTATTTTTCACTTTTTTTCATGCGCCCTGGCATTGAGGTGTACAGGGAGTGTGCCAACCCCAACTGCAATGTTCACTTCTTGGTCAAGACAACTGCAACACGGAATAAATACTGTTGCCCAGCATGCGCCAATGCTACCGCTCAGAGAAACCATCGCCGACGCAAGTCGCAACGATCATAAGAAATAGCCCTCTGCATCCAAATGGAGCAGAGGGCTATCATTAATTCGTGGCTTCAGATAAGCAACCGTTTTCAGCAAGTGCTGCTTCGATGGTTTCTGCCATGCGAAGTATCTTATTTTCGTGTGTACCCATATAGTGATACATCAAATACCGAACATCAACCACGATTCCTTGTACACGCTCATATGCTTTTTCGTTACCTTTCCAATCGCCACTTGCTTCGCCGATGTTGCCAAAGACTGTTGTGAGTCCAAAGGGATTCTTTTCCCGGCTATACGGCATCAAAAAAGCATTATAAACAGGCACGGTATCACCGTATTGACTGATAAAGCGTTCCTGCGTTGCAATGTACTCACCGTAGGTGATCTGCTTGTTGATCGAAGTAGACTCAGGCAAATGTTGAGGGTTGCCTGTAATACCATAACGATAGTACTTTGCATCAAGGACATAAATCTTATGGTTGCACAGCATGATCGTATCTGGCTCTAAGGCATAATTATCACGCTGCCTACCACCGCGGAGTTTCCACCTAGTCCGGGGGAAATATTTCTCCTTGTCGCGGACACCAAAGACACGATCAATCAGCTTCTCCCATACATACTCAAAACTGTCCGTTCCGAAGTAGAACTGTTTCTGGCTGGTCTGTTCATCAATGTAATTCAGCATAGAAATCATTGCACTGAACAGGCGTTTGTCCTTATCATTATTGGTCTTTGCCAGTTTATCATTAAGGACGCTCAAGAACATTTTGGTGTTCTTTTCGATAGTTGGACGTGGTGGCACATCGGACGTAAACAGCCAACCCAGCTTCTGAAAGCTCTCATATACGCAGTATTTATGGATCTGCGTAATTAGGTTGTTGTCGTTCGGTGAATTGTGCCTGACCGTGTATTGAGTAAAGACAGGAGAACCATTTGGCTGAAACAACGGACGCTGCTTGCGTAGCGTCTGCGGCCAATCTATTTTTCCACGATCACTCGTTTTGAAGGTCGGCTCTTTTTCCGTATAATACGCATTCTGTTCAAGGTAATAGTTGATGACAGTCATGTATGCGTTTATCGGAAAGTCAACTGACTGTGGAGCTTCAAACTTCTGCACAGCCAGAAGCATATCTGAGCGATTTGTGAACTCGGCAAGCACGGCAATCAGATGAATAATATCGCGTCTGATTTCTTCCTCTGTCTCCGGTAGCTTATAACCAACGGGGAAGTAGACCATGGCGTTTTCGGAATCAGCCTTAACGCCAACAAATCTATCACCTTCGTCGTTCTTATTCACATGACACCGTTTTAGCAGTTCAGGACTGATTTCCAATGACTGTCACCACCTTACTGAATGGTAGTTCCATCGACTTGGTCCAAGATTGCATTGAACATGCCTTCCTTGAAAATGCGGAAGCGTTCATTTCCCCGGCGATCCATGAACTCACGGATTAGCTGCTCAAGACTAATGAAAGAGTTCGTTTCAAACACATTCTCCCGATTGAACTTAAAGGCATCATCCCACAGATACTTGATGACCTTTTCAGCAAAGCGGCGGTTGTCACGACGAGCACGAATGCGTGCGGCTTCAGTTGCATTTTCATTATCTTCTTCTGCATCAAATACAAGATCGGCAGCAGTGATAAAGAAGGCACCGAGACGCTTGTCTTCAGAAGAAGTCATTCGCACGTTACTCTTAAGGATCTCACGATTAATGGCTTCACAGAACTGACGCCAGGAGACAGTGGTATCAAGAATATGCTTATCCGCAAAACGATGGCCTTCGAAGGTGTTCTCAATCAGGCGCATATTCCAGCGGCGCTGGAAGGCTGTGTCTAGAGTGAAGACATTCTGATCGGAGGTGTTCATCGTACCAATGATGGACATGTTCGAGGGAATCCGTACCAGGCGATCCGGATCACCATAAACAACAGAAGCAACATTTTCATTAGTTATACCATATTCACTGGTACCTACGGGATAACCACTTGCATCTGGCTCTGCCTTTCGGTCAAGAAGCTGGAATACCTCACCAAAGATAGCAGGAGCGTTACCGCGGTTGATTTCCTCAATAACTAAGAAATACTCAATACCGGGATTTTCGTAAGCCCTCTTCAGCAGCTTCGTGAAAGGCCCTGGAACAAATCTGTAGCTCACAGAACCATCTTCAACCTTGGGCATGATCTGACCTACAAAGTCAGAATATGTGTAATCAGGATGGAAAACAAGACGCTCCATTCTGGTTTCGTCCGAGCAGTACTCTCTGGCTATTGTCCAGCTTTTGCCAGATCCAGGAACGCCATAAAGGAGCGTATTGGTTCCGTTCGTCACCCGAACTACTCCATTAGCTACTACAGCGAGATTGCTGGCGCCTACCAAGTCATCATGGGGATCTCTTGGAATGTAGTTGAAATACTCTTCGAGTTCGGGATAAGCTGACACAATTTCCAGTTTACTATCCGGCAAAACAGACTCGATCACATGGAAAAAGGCCTTTAAGTCAGAGCGCTCGTCATCTACTGAAATGCAACGAATCGTCTGGTTTGAGTGATCATCCAATCCTATAATAGGCATGGATGAACACCAATAATACGCACTGGGTGCTTCGCGTAGAATATCTAATCTACTGACAGAATCAGCAAACACATAGCCAATTTCGACTGTTGTAGTACTTTCGTCATTATATTTTTCACCTCGCTGTATACCTGTTACTTTGCCTACTGCCTTAAATCCTTGTTTCCACTCGGTTGCAATGCCTTTACTGTTGTCTGAGCCTAACCAAATAAAGACATATGTCCCTTCATTCAATTCCTGCGGGATCTGTGTACAGACCACAGAGATGGCACATACCGGATTCAAAACACCAGGAGAAAGGGTGTTGATCATTGTGATATCAGCAACACTCGTCTTACCGAGACGTAATGTCGCAAATGTGCAATTATTATCCATGTCAACTTCCTCCAAACATTACTTTTTCGCTTTTTCAAGCTCAAGTGCTGTGCGCAGTGGTGCGAATAGCTGACGCCCTTGATTATCGACACGCCTAAGAATTCCTTCGGCCGCATTTGGCGTCAAATAGTAGCGCCTGCTGACAATTTCTCGCTCGACAATATCATAAACAACCGACGGCACGATCTGCGCAGGCGTTGGATTCACATTTCCTCCAACAAACGAGCCGTCCCATGCAAGTCCTGCTCTTGGCCACTTATATGTTCTAGAATCATCAGTAAAATCTGTTTCGTAGAGATTCTCAGGTGACCATTCTGATTTAGCAAACTCAGGAACATAGTCAGTCACATACTTTTTCATAAAATGTTCCGAATTCTCAGCTTCAAGTTGTGTATGTACACGTTTTGCTATCCATTCAACAACGGGAACTGAAACGGCATTACCAAGCGCAGTATACCTTAAAGTGTCTATGTCGTCATCATTACCGGCGTAGTTGAGAGGCAATGTCCACAAGTCATCAAACCCCTGAAGACGCTCATATTCCTTCGGGGTCAAACGTCGCACACCATCTTGACAAACAACATAAGTCCGGCTCCAGTCGGTTCCTGTGTGGCGACCGGAAGTTGCTGCCAAACAATATGCCGTCTTGGGCACTTTGGGATAGGCGTTGGGGGCATTAGATTCCGTTACAAAATCTTTGCGCTCACCCTCAGTCTTTGCTGCGCCAGATTGGTCAAACATTACACGCATCGCTTTTTCGGGATTTCGCAACCAACAGCACAAGTAAACACGGGAACGAGATTGCGGAACGCCAAAATACCTGCTGTTAAACAAACGCCAAGCGACTGCATATCCCATTGAAGTAAGCTTCTGGAGGATGACACCAAAGTCACGCCCACCATTTGAGTTATATAGTCCTTCGACATTTTCGATTATAACAACTTGAGGAAGTTTTGCTTCCAAAAGGGCAGCGTATTGATAAAACAAACCTGACCTGCTACCACCAAGCCCTAAACGTTGGGCTGCACCTCGCGCAACAGAAATATCTTGGCAGGGGAAGCCCCCGCACCAAACTTCTGCCTCGGGCAACTTCGTTGCATCCACTGTGCATATATCATTTTCACGTTGAACATTAGGCCAGTGTTTCGTCAGAATCTCATTACAAAAAGGATTAATCTCGCACAACAAAGCAGTTCTAAAGCCATGCTTTTCAAAACCAACATCAAATCCGCCAATACCCGCAAAAAAAGAATTGACCCTATATGTTGCCTCAGTGCGGGGTGTTTCTGCACACGGAATCTCAGATGAGCCACGTCGAAACTCGGTAATGTCAGCAATATCACAATCAAGTGCAGCACATACCTTTGCCAAGACATCTGTGGTAACATTTTCGTTTTTAGCCAGTTTTGCCATTGAGGCGCGGCTAATTCCAGCTGCTTCTCGCAATTCTTGCTTCTGCAAATGCATATCATTCAGACGCTGCCAAAGTTTATCATACACAATAGTCATGTTTTCCTCCAAGCGGCATAATTCAAAACAATTATACTACAACCTTTTGATCGGCGCAATACAAAATTCTGTGAAAACAGAATTTTACCGATTTGGAAGTGTAGCGTATTTGTTAATTTTATTTAGTTTTCTACTTGAATAGATTCACTTTGGAGGGCAAACATGTTGTGGTTTTCGATTTTCGTGATATACTAAGTATGCTATTGTCAAAACGAAAGCTCTGCAATCGTTTTATTATGCACCCACCGAGAGGGAGTGGGTGCATTTTTCTATACGCTTTTTCGGCTGATTTTTGTGACCAAAGCAGCGGCGACGGCAAGGAAGGGCAAAACTGCATATTCCCGGGTGCATTCAACGTTTCATATTAGGATTCTGCAAGAACATAAAGAAAAGGGCTGAAACCTTGTATCAAAGTTTCAGTCCTTTTATGCTTTCTTGGGGCTATTTCCTGATGAGGGGGATACAAGTCCTGATTTCTATTGTAATTCCAGCGTATTTCGTATATAATACTATTGGAGAATGCTTTGAAGACATCTACATTTTCAGTAGGCTAATTTGCATGAATGGGGAGATTCGCAATGCCCAATGTTCACAATTCCAGCGGTTAACATCTGATCTCCACCTATTGTGTTTTGTTGTAGAATCCGCATACACGCAGGAACAACATGGCGAATCAATCTTCTGGAATTAAGCCATATGCTGTCAACGATCTTCCGTTATCATATACACTATAGAATCGATTTATATTACCGCGCGAATGGGAGGATTAGCATGAATAACGAGCAGCGTATTGAGTTTTGGAACGTTCTTTGCTCTCTAAAAGGCGAAAACCCCGAAGCGGATCAGAAACAATTGCAAGAGAAAATTGTCCTTCCCCGTTATCTGTTTCGCTATCGATCGGTCAACACGAACAATTTGGATGCATTAAGGACAAATCGACTGTATTTTTCCTCCGCAAATTACTATGATGATCCCTTTGATACTTTTCTTCATATTGATTTTCAAAAAATCAAGAATGAATTCGAAAGCAACTTCCAATCGGATACGGCTATAGAACAGCTTGCAATCGGAATGAAGCACTTCATTTCTGGCCATGAAAATGAACTCCCTGAGGTGTTTGTTAATGCCGTGACCGAACCAAGTAAGCTTAAAACTTTATCACAAAACGGACTAATCAATGCATTTCTTTCCTATGTCATGGATGTTCGAAATGAAATTCGAAAGAATACTTGGTCGGTCTGTTTTTCTGAAAATGGCTTAAACGAAACACTATGGCTTAAATATGCAGATCAGTATAAGGGATACGCTCTTGTATACGACCTTGATAATACTGAAAATCTTCGATGCGGAAAAATGGATAAATGCAAAAACTGCGGAATTCTCCAATACGGAACTCCACTGTATCCAGTAGCTTATTCAAACGAACCGTATGACGCAACTATCTTTGCTAGGTTCGTATTGGGGCAAAAACTATCGCAGCAGGTTAATTTTCCTCTTCCCCCGTTCCTTCAAGCGGATCTTTCAAAGGGTATCACGCCCTGGGAGCGCGAAAAAACAACTCTGCTTAAGAAGATGTGCCATCAATATGATGAGGAATGGCGAATGATTCTACCCTGCCCAATGAATCCGCCAATTATGCGAGAATGGGTTCCTGCGGGCATTATTCTCGGGATAAGGATGAATCCTTCGGAAAAGAATCTCGTCATTACATTAGCAAAAGAAGCAGGCATTGCGCAGCTATATGAATCTTATATCAATATTGATAATAAGCTTGATATTCGACCACTTCCAGCAGAAAACAGAGCTTAGCATATACTGCTCGACATTAGATATCATTCTGTGGATCATTTTATAAGAAAAGAGCGACGCATCATGCCCCAGCGCGACATTACAAAAATACTTCCCATGCGGCTATCATTCGATCTGCATCGGGTAGTGATTTATTGCAGAACCAGTACGCATACACATGAACAACTGAATAGCATGACGAATCAGGTTTCTAGACTCACGCAGTTGATTGCCGAAAACCCGATGTGGACGCTGTGCGACATTTACTTGGATTTTCGCAGTGGATCAGCAATTGCTGGGCGCACAGAATTCATGCGTCTTCTGGACGATGCTGCCAATCGCAAATTCGATATCGTCCTTTGCAAAAGTATTAGCCGTTTCGGGCGAAATGTAACAGGCGCACTACAAACGATCAATAAACTTCATCAGTTTGGCGTGCATGTCATCTTTGAGCAGGAAAACCTGGATAGCAATAACCCGGAACACACTTTGCTTATTTCGATTATGAGCAGTATCGCGGAAGCGGAAAATGAGAACCGGCGTCAAAACGTGAATTGGGGTATGCAACGGCGCTTGGAAAACGGAGCATCACGCCTGTATTCCCGGCCATGCTATGGCTATGAAAACGATTCCGATGGGGAATTGGCCATCAATGAGCAACAGGCAGAGGTCGTGCGTTTGGTCTTTTCAATGTACCTCTCTGGAAAGAGTGTAGTTGGAATTATTGCTTCATTATATGAACAAAAATACCATCGCCTGCTGGAAAGGAGAGATGGTCGAAGCATACCATTGAAGTTATGCTTGATAATAGGAAATACACCGGGGATGTCGTGATTCTGAAAAAGTACACAGACACAACCGCGACTGACGCTTCGGGATCATATATCACATATCTTGCGACGGCATCACATCCTGCGATTATTGCCAGGGAACAATTCGCACAAGTGCAGGCAGAGCGCAAACGCAGGAGCAATATCGTCATTGACGAAACAGGCAGGCACAGAAAAAACAGCAAATACAGTTCGAAGAAAGTCAAGGGGAAGGGTGGTGGGTCTTGTGAAGAATCTGTACTTCCTCAATCGCAGTAAATACAGCTTTCGGCCATATGCCTATGGTGGATTGAGTGGCGAAAAGCAGATCGCAGTTCCCAGATATGGCAGAGGGTCATCATACATCATCAAGGGCAATAGCAGGGAATGTGCCTGCAATGAATTTATAGGACTTCGTCTGGCGAAGATGCTGGGAGCTTATGTTCCCGATGCCTATCTGGTTGAACCCAAGGAAAATATGTATGAGGTTGCGATAGAATACCTTGAACCTATGCCGAAACCTGATTTTGATCGGGTTAAAGCTGAGAAGAATTTGCTTCATGAATATGTCTACGGATTCATTGCTCACTGTCTATTAAAGGATCGGGATGCAATTGATTTTCTGTTTTCGAACAATATGTTTTATGCATTCGACTTCGGCGATGCCTTCGGCATTGATGACTTTTCAATTGGAATAATGGAAAATGCATCAGAGCTCGCTTCAATTCTTCCAGCACATTTTTTATCAAAATTTACTTCGCACGGCATTGAGTATCATCCTGAAACCTTGTACGCCTATGAATCTTTGGTTAACGACCTGCAGATATGTGACAAGGCCTATTTCGACGCTGCTCTTGAGGATATGTGTTCCCGTTTTCTTGCAATTCCAGAGGAAGAAATCAAAGGCATGCTCAATGCGCTGGGAGTCCAATACCCGGCTGCTCTCGTCGACTATTTTGAGAGATTCGTCGACGAAATGCGGAAATTCTGTCAAAAATAA